GTTGCGTTTCATATAATTTTCATGGCTTTCCATAATTTCTTTAACTCGAGCTTCGTCAATGTTGGAAATGTTTTTAGCACCCTCCCCCGTCATTTCTTTCAACATCTTATTGGCAATTTGCTTTTGCCTGTATTTCAATTTGTGTCTATCCGAGTTGGATATTTTACCACCCATCAGAAAGTCCCCTTTCCATCGTTGTTGTTGAAGTAACGACCACGGACCTGGGACTCAGTGCCTTGGATCAACTCTTCCGTGCCACCCTTGAGTTTTTCCCGGCCATATTCGACAGGAACATCTTCACTACCGTAAGTGACAACAAAAACATGACCACCGTGCATGTATCGAGACCTATCATTAACCATTTTTGCTCTATCCATCAGACCACCTGCTTCCTTTTTAGAGATGTCCATTTGATCAGCCATCTGATCTACCATTTTCTTACCCATATTGTTTCACGTGAAACATCACGCCCTTCTTGTATGCTTCTTGGCCAAATAAGCCTTGTACGATCTTTTGGCCGCAGCTAACGTCTTATATACGGCACCGCCAAATGTCCATCCGCCCTTTACCTTACGAATAGGCACTAATACACCTTTGTCTTCACACTTCCACCGTCATGAAATAAAGTTTCCCCTTCTTTCAAAGATTCTTTCAAAAGTGCGTTTATATACGCTTCGGAAGAAGCCACAGTAGGATTACTTACTTTAGGGACTCCTGTCCGGGTAAGATGCACTTTTCTAAGTCTGGACATTACTTCTTACTCCCTTCTTTGGCCTGTTGTTCGATCCGCTCCCTGCCAACTTCCGCACGTAACAGAGCGATGTCTTCCTGAGAATCAATCTTATCGCGTATAAGATCCTGACGCTGGCCTTCCTTCTGTTCCACAAAAGTCTGTGTGACAGTAAACTCTTCGGCCTTGCGTTGTACATCAGCGGACTTGATGTCCAATTCCTTGGAACGAAGCTGAACGAGAGGATCAACCTCACCTTCCGGCGGGGGCATCAGAGCGACCATGACTTCTTCAGTGTATTGGGCAATGAGTTCCGCGACCCGTGATTCAAGGTCAACTTGCGGCGGCTGCTGGCCCATCTGCATAGCCTGTTGTGTAGCCATCTGCATTTCCGCATCAACAACACCCCTGGCCTTAAACGCAATATGTTCGCAAAGATGCGCCTGAAGCAAAGCAAATATAGGGGGAGAAGACGCCGGAATCGGAGTCTTCATGAAAATGATGTGGGCTGTTATGTGAGCGTCATGATCCTGTGTCGGGAAGGCTTGTAAAGTCTCCTGAATAATAGACTTGGCGTTCTCGATAGCCGGATCGGTAGGTTGTGGTGGTTGCGGAGAAGGTAACAAGGCCTCGATGTTATGCACACCTATCGCCTCATAAATACGGCGGTAGGCTTCATACAGATTGTGCATCTGAGGATTGCTTTGAGCAAGCTGAAGCTGTGTTTGTGCCAAGGCCAGACGTTGTGACATCGAGAAAATATTGGGATCTGAGACAGGAATAACATCTACCCGCTCGTCAAAATCCATCTGCTTAATAGTGGCTTCCCCACCATACACATCATAGGGGTACATCGGAGGGAGTGATTCGGAAAACACACGACCAAGAATCCTGAATTCTTGTTTCTGTGCGTAATGCAATCTCTTGTGGATAGCCGACATTACCTTGGAGCCGCGCTCAAGAAGAGCAACCGTTGTGCCTACCGCGGCTTGCTGATTTCCATCTCCTACCTGCATATCGGTAATGGCGGCGAACCTACGACCCGCATCCACTACAAAGCCCAAAAGGGCCATCAGGGTCTGACTTGGTTCCTTGTAGGGGAGGGGCAAAATACTTTCCCGCAAAGCCCCGCCAGGAACATCAATGTCACGAAACTCACCAGGAGACAAAGGCTCATCAGCATCACGGATACGGATACCGCGAGCTTTAAAGCCAGCGGGAAGATTAGCAAGTGTCCCAGCATCTATAAGCTGCCTTAGAATAGAAGTTGCTGAACGCCCTAGACCCCCAATCATGTGGAGCAATCCAAAGCCATAGAATCCTAGACCCGGTAAAAACTTGTAGTGTGAAAAATACTGAACCTTACGATAGAACTCATCATTTTCACGCCAGTTCCTGCGAACCGCCAAAACCTTTGAGCTACCCTCGTCTATCGTTACAATGTAGGGAAGCTTGATGCCTGTCTTTTCCCCGTCAATAGGACTCACATGCTCAAATCCTGGAAGGTCTAAGTCCGTGTGCACCTCCAGTATTGTGCAATCCTGATCATCCGCCCCTGTTCTTTCAACCCCCATCAGGTTGCGTTCTTTCTCCCTTAATTCATCCGAGGAGTCATAGGGAGAAAGTTCAATGTCCCGGTAAAAACCACCCGCCTGAAATTTACGAACATCATTCGTATTCATGCGAATAACGTGAGTGATGCGGGAAGCAGAATTAAGATCTGTGGCGTTGTAAGGAACAAGAAGATCGTCCGCAGGGACAAACCGGGAAACCGCTCTATCAAGAATGTCATCAAAATAGACTTTCTTGAAAGCAGAGCCGGCCAGAGGGAGGTAGAACAACAAACGATCCATCTCAGGATCATACTCTTCCATTACATGCGTGATCTGATAGTTCATAAATTCCTGAACACGCCTGGCCTGATTCTCTACCTCAGGAGTTGCTGCACCAACAACCTGTGTACGAACCGGGCCGGAACTAGGAAGAAGTTCCTTGTAGGCTTGCGCCTGAAACTGGGTAACTGCTTCTGCAATAAGAGGGTGGGTTACACCGCTGGCGCCTCGAAAGGGTTCCTCGCGCTGTTGATACTTAACACCCAGAAGATCCAGGCCATCTGTATAAGCGTCTTCCCATTCCTGGCGACCACTCCTATCGTCTTCGTAATAACCTATAAGTTCTAAGGAAATTTCCATTAGAACTCTTTCGTCTACTATCTCAGCCAGATTAGCATCGGGTTCTGCCTGAAGTTCTTCGGTAACCATTTCACCAAAATTGAGGACAACGGAACCATCCTCTTCTTCCGTCATATTTGTAGGTTCTTCTATCTCCTCAACTTCGATTTCCTCCTCTCCGAAGCCGCCAAGAGGCATCCCCTGAGAGGGAATAGAGTTATCTATTAGAGAAATAGGTTCCCGCGCCATTATTTACTTACCTTCTTAAACTTTTCAAATGTTCTAAGGCCACCCAATCCAAGCATCCCCATCAAGACAGGCATCATCTGACTCATGTCCATGGACGGAAGATCTATCAGATGACCCGTCTGTGCCAGAATAAATTGTAAAATAGGGACACCGACATAGGTCCAAGCCAAAGCAACGCCGCATGTCCACCCGATAAAGGGTCTCCAGCCGGCCACAAAAATGCTCCTGTGAGCCGCTTCCTGCTTATTGATGTCTAATTGAGCTAAATCAATCTTGGCGAGGTGGGTTGCCAGTTGTTGTTCTATCTGTCTTTCGGCTTCCGCCCTGGCTTCCTTGTCTTCAGGCAAAAACCTCCCTATAACGTCTGTTAGCGCAGGCAGAATTGCTGGAAGTAAAGAAGCAAGCACATTACAATCCTTTGTGGGTAAGTTACGTTAGCATAAAAATTTGCAATTACAAATTAAGTCCCTCAAATGATGCCTTTCTCTTTCAAAACAAAGGCCGCTAAACCCATGACAATTCCCGCAACTACAATCCAGACGCTCCAGACGCTATCTACCACAACACCTGCGCCTATAGCACAAAGTCCCAGGGCCGCATACGTGGAAGGTTCCTGCATACGCCCCACAATCCATTTTTTCATAGGAGTCTCCTAATAATATTGTCTAATTTGTGGACGATAAGTAGGTTCGTCTTCTTCTTTGTCGCTGTCAAGACGAAGAAATCCACCTTTACGGTATCTAATAAGTGCCATAGACATGCTGTCGCAGTAGTCATCATAATCGCCATTCGGGAAGGCCGCGCATTCCTCTATAACCTCTTCCGAAAACTTCTTTTCAGGCGCCCATACCTTGCCAGATTCAAATATAGGAGCCACCATATGCATCCGTGTGTGTTTGTCCCTACCCCTCGACGGCGTGTAATTCACAACAGGAATTCCCATCGTCCGTAACTCGTCCGTGAGCGGTGTTCCACTGGCCTTGGCCTC